TAAGAGAAGAAAGAGTTAAAAACGGAATAAAAGGACGTGTACCTATTAAGCAAAAAATTATTACTGAATCCGATTGGAAAGAGTACTACGGTTCTCAAAAAGAAATTATTGCATTAGTAAAAAAAGATAATGCTCAAGAGAATTGGGAAAAGAGAATTTTAGAGTTTGTGCCTAATAAAAAGCTATTAACTTATTATGAGACAAAGCACCTATTTATTAATAACGTACTAGAGGACAATTATAGTGCTCATATAAACGATAATATATTAGGTAAATTTTACCGAAAAGATTTTATTGATGAAATTAAGTGATATTATTCTTAAAGAAGAGTTAAATGTAGCAAGAAGAAAGTTAGAACAACTTGCTCAAAATATAGGGTTTGAAGAGTTTGCAAAAGTAATTCTTAGTCTTGCTGATGAAAATATTTTAGATGATATAGCAGATGCTATGAACTTTTCTAATGATGATAATACTTCTTATTATAACCCAGATGTATTAAGAGAAGAATACAAAGTTGCAGGAAGAAAAGTTAAAGTAAATAAAGGTAAAAAGTCTGACGGTACTGATTGGTCAGTAACTTTTCCAAACGGTAAATCAACTTCTTTAGCTAGTGTATTAGCTCTTATAGAACCTAAACCAGAGTTAACTAAAGAAGAAGAAGATAAATTTGCTGGTCAAGACCCTAAAGCAGGCTCTACTATTAAAGGTACTGGTTTTATGGCACCCAGACAAAAAACTAAAAAAGAAAATAGATATAATGAAGGAGGGTATGAAGAAGGAGAAATAAAGTTAATGGGTGATTTAATTTTACCAATAGATAAACAAATAGTACTTCAAGCAGAAGAAGATAAATATAACCGAGGCTTACTTGTAACTAATAATAAAGATAAAAGTTACGATATAGCATATTGGGCTGATACGTTCGAGCCATATCCTATAGAAGTAGAGATAGATGGTAAATCAGTCGCTAAAGAAGCTAAGGTTATAAAATTATTATTTCACCCTGAAATGGATTAATATGATACAGATAAAAGAACTTATAGGACTACCTTCATTACAATACCATATAGACAACGGTCTTACCTTATCAGAGAACGTCTATCGTTATTCTTCTGAAGAGTTTATTAACTTATTCAAAGAGGCTAGAGCAGCGCATAGCGACGGTAAAATCCAGTTAAATGAACAGGATAAAGCTTTATTAGAGACTACTGATATTGGTGAATATGGAGATTATAACGGAATGATGGTTCCTTTAGACTTACCTATGATTGCAACCGGTAAAGATCCTTTATTTGAAATAGGAGCTCTTATAGATGAAATGATAGAAGACGTTAACTTAATAGATGAAGCTTCCTCTATAAATGAAATGATAGATTTTGATTTAGTAAAAGAGTTAGTAGAGTCTATGGGATGTTCTATCAACATGGATAGATTTAGAAAAGGAGTTGATATTCAAAATGAAACTTTTGATTATGACGGCTTTTCTCTTTTAAAAGCATCTGTTGATTATATTTCTGAAGCAGAGTATAGAGGTAAAAAAGTTCAACTTAATAAACCTAAAAGAGGTGGAAGTAAAAAGTTTTACGTTTACGTCAAATCTAAAAAAGGTAATGTAAAAAAAGTATCATTTGGAGATACTGGACTATCTGTTAAACTTAAACAGAGAGGAGCAAGAGCATCATTTGCAGCTAGACATAAATGTGCTCAGAAAAAAGATAAGACTAAACCAGGATATTGGTCATGTAACATCGGCCGTTACTGGAAGTCACTAGGAGGTTCATCGAACTTCTCAGGTTATTGGTAAAATTATTTATGGAGAGAAATCAAGAAAACGGAAACACACAACTAAATCAATTACGTAACGAATTCAATAATAGAGTTATAGATAAATTTTATATGGGTAAAGGTAAAAGAACTACCTGGAACGTAAGAAGAAGATTTAGAACTATTTAATAAGTTATGACTGCTACTCATGAGCAAAATAAAACCGTACCAGGATCAAAAAAAAGATGGTTATATAATTAGAGAATTTAAATCATCTATTTCTGAAAGAAGGTTAATGTGGCATAGAGATAAGTACGACCGCATAATAGAACCTTTACACAACACAGATTGGAAATTTCAATTCGACAATCAGGTGCCTATACCTCTTTCAAAGCTATTTATACCAAAGGAGACTTATCATCGTTTAATAAAAGGAACTGGTAATTTAACTTTGAAAATTTATGAAACTAAGTAATATTATATTTGAAGGGTTTAGAGAACATGTAAGTATTATCAATGGAAAGAAATACTCTGCTGACTGGTTGGGGACTGCTGATACTTTACAAGATTTTCAAGATGCTTTGAAAAGAATGCCTGAAACAATTGAATATATCAATATTCCAACTGATGATAAATTATTTAATCCTTCTGCTAAAAAAATAAAACCAAAAGGTAGTTGGAAACTTGAAGTATATGCTACTGTGAAAAAAGTAATTGATATGCATGAAAAAGAAGGCAACGAATTAGAAGGCATTAGAATTAGCTCTTATTTCGGCATAGGACCTAAAGGTGCAGATAATCATCCAATTTATGTTTCTATTGATACAAAAGAGTCTAGAGAATTCGGAGATGCAATGGCCTCTGGTAAATACGGACCATTAGATTAATGTATTATGAAACTTTCAAAAGTAATTTTAGAAGGACCTATAGAATATGATCCTGATTTCAACCGAGAGGTAGATAAAATAAAGGATAGAGGTGGAGTGTATATAGGCTCAGGAGATTACGGTTCAGTTTTTCTTTACAATGGGAAAGCAGTAAAAGTTACTACAGATGAAGTAGAGTTAGATCATGCTGAAAAATTACAAGGTAAAAAAACAAATAATTTCGTTTTTATTCATAAAGTTGAAAGATTAGAACCTAAATTAGGTATTATTTCTATGGCAGTTATGTCTCCATTAAAAGTAGATATTCCAGAAGAATTTTACGACAAATTAGAAAAAGAAGCTAAAAATCTTGGTATAGACCCTGAAGAGTTAGATATTAGACCTGAAAATTTCGGTCAAGATCCTAAATCAGGTAAAATAAAAATGTTAGACGTTTAGTTGCCTTTCTGCAATATTTTTCTTATATTATATATTAAGTTACGGATAAACTATGGATTATTCTTTCCTTTTAGGTTCAGTTGAAAATATCCTGGGCAAAAGTCAGAAGAAAGCTAGAGAAAATCATGCTTTCCACTGTCCTTTTTGTAATCATCATAAACCTAAATTAGAAATAAATTTTGCTACTAATGAAAAAGGAGAGAATCCTTGGGAATGCTGGGTATGTAATACTAGAGGTAGAACTATTCGTTCCTTACTTTACCAGTTAAAGACTCCTAAAGATCAAGCTAGAGAGATTTTAAAGTACGTAAAGAAGGGAGATATTTATGAATATAAGCATATAGGTGCAGTTGAATTACCTAAAAATTTTCAATACCTTTATAATGCTACAAAAAGTTCTATAATTGCAAACAAAATAAGAAAGTACTTATATGAGAGAGGACTTACCGATAATGATTTTATTAAATATGATATTGGATACTGCACAAGTGGAGAGTATGGAGGACGAATTATTATCCCAAGTTATTCTTCATCCAACCAGCTCAACTTTTTTGTTGCGAGAACTTATGATGGCAACTATTATAAGTACAAAAACCCTGAAGCATCTAAAGACATAATCTTCTTCGAAAATCTAATAAACTGGAATCAACCTATTATTATATGTGAAGGAGTATTTGATGCTATAGCTATTCGTAGAAATGCTATTCCTATTTTAGGTAAATCAATTTCAAAACAACTTTTAAAAAAAATTATCCAAAGTAATGTAGATAGTATCTATATTGCTTTAGACCAGGATGCAATCAAGAAAGCTCTAGAATATTGTGAGCAGTTTTTAAGTATAGGTAAAAAGGTTTATTTTATAGACCTTAAAGAAAAAGATCCGAGTGATATGGGGTTCCTAGCCTTCACTCAACATGTACAACAAGCACAAGAACTGGACTTGACAAGTCTTATGCGATTCAAATTAACAGCAGTATGATAAAACAAGGTACTGATATTTTAAGCGAACATAAGAAAAACAGATTAAATTTTAACGGTCAGTTAAAAAGAATAGACTTTCTAGATAGGAGAGTTTATAAGAGGTCG